TTACGAATATTTGGACTAATACTCCCTATCCGAAATCAGACGTGAACAAGGTTAAAGATTCACAAAGACTTTTAAATAAGTTATTTTCTCTAACCTTGTCACACGCTCAGTCTGCTGCTGGTCTAAAATTATTAGTACCAGAGGGTAGTGTAGACAATATAAGTCAGTTAGAAAAAGATTGGGCTAATCCAAATGCGGTTATAGAATATAATCCAGAATTTGGTAACCCTTATTTTCCTCAACCTGCACCATTAACTAGTGAGTTTTACTACTTAATAGACAGAGTTGAGAAGTATATAGATTTAAACTTTGGTATACCTGAACTACTACAAGGGTTCCGAGGAGACAATGCACCAGAAACAGTTAGAGGTACAATGCTTTTATCTGAGATGGGTGAGTCTAGAGGAAAATCAAAGTTAAGAGATATCGAAGCAAGTCTAGCAATGGTAGGACAAGTTGTTTACAATTTGGCTAAAGACCATTATAGATATGCAAAAACATTTAGAATTGTACAACCAAATAATGACATTACTGAGTTTTCAGTAAACATGAGAATGTACGATGATAAGAGCGATGCATTGTTGGCTATTGAAAATGATATTCAATTAGGACAACATGACATTCGCATTATATCAGGTTCAACTTTACCAAGCAACAAGGTATCTGAATACAACATGTATCTTGATGCGTATAAACTTGGACTGGTAGATGATGTCGAGGTTTTAAAGAAAACTGAAATCTTTGACAAAGAAGGTGTCCTTCAAAGAAAAGGACGTATGGCACAAATGCAACAATATATCGCACAGCTTGAAAATCAAGTGAAGAAACTTAGTGGTGATTTACAAACATCTGAACGTGAGCAGGTATCTGCTAGAAAACGTACAGAAGTTGAGAAGTTCAAATCTAATTTGAATGAAATCTCTACTGCTACTAAGTTAAAAGAAAGACAAAAGGTGATGGAATTGGGTAACTTAGTTGACCGTATGTCTGATAATATGGAGGAAGAAGAAAAATAATCTGTGGTTCAGAGTCTTAGACTAAATCACGGGAGGAGAAAACAAATATGGCAAAAGAACAAGAACAACAACAGGTTGAACAGAGAGACCCAATAGTAGAATCCGCAGTAGAACAAGAAGTTGTATTGCAAGAACCTGCTCAGGAAGAAGGTGTTGAAGCATCTGAAGCTGTCGATTGGGAAGGAGAAGCTAAAAAGTTTCAATCAATGTACGATAAAAAAGTTGCAGAACACGAAAACTTAAAACAAGATAGTAGTGATTTGATGAACTTAAAACAAGCTCTTAGTGATAAACCAGAGCTAGTTGATGTAATTGAAAAAGGACTTTCAGGAGAATCAGTTGAGGACAAAGGTATGGAAGGAAGTACAACTCCAGATAACTTTGACCCTTGGGACGCCTACTACAAGCCAGACTCAGATTCTTACAAATTTAGAGTAAGTCAAGAGAAAAAGCTTGTACATGAAACAGTAGATAATGAACTAGCTAAACTACAAAATCAAATGGCGATGAATAATTTAAAGACAGAACTTGTAAGCAAGCATAACTTAGGTACAGATGATGCGGAAAAGTTTCTACAATTTGCTACTACACCAAAAGCTAATCTACCTATTGAAACACTTATTAAAGTGTGGAAAGAAGGAGAAGGCAAAGGTGCTAAACAAAGTGAAAATTTAGAAACTGTTAAAAAAACAAAATCAATTCCTAAACCAGCTGGTGTACTTCAAGGTGGAGAACAACCTCAACCTTCTGAAGATGAACAAGTATGGAATAGAATTATGGGAGCCAATAAGAGAAGTAGAATAGCTAAATAACTAACTAAGAGGTAAATAAAATGGCTTTTAATCAAGGACAATTAAAGTCTTCCCAAATTACCGCAGTAGCAAAAGATGCTGGTATAGGACAAAGACCCGACGTTAGACGTTTATATGATTTCTCTGATAGAGTTGCAGAACTCATGCCAGAGGAGTCACCTTTTTTCGTCTATCTAAGTCAGGTTGCTAAAGAAGCTACAGATGATTCTGTTTTTAGATATTTAGAAAACAGAACTGTAACTAACTATACTGCAAGAAACTTTAGCTTAGCAGCAAACGTCAATGGCGGAAGTGCTGTAGCTGCAGGTACTTTATATGACTTTACAGTTGACGACGGAGCTGGAGCTGCTATCGGATTCCTTACAAAAGGAATGGTTATAGCGGTTGCATCTGTTGATTCAACAGCTGGTTATGGACAAGTTTTAGTTAGAGTTGAGTCTTCACCAAACGTACAATCAGCAAACACTACCTTCTCAGGTAGAATTGTTGACGTATCAAATTCAAACGTTTCTGGATATAATGTATTATCAGATAATGACGGATGTCAAATCGTTGGTACATCATTTGAAGAAGGAACAGGTTCACCTGATACTTTCTCAGATACAATTGAAGATGACTTTGGTTATACTCAAATCTTTAAAACAGCTTGTGAATTAACCAACACAGCAATAGCCACAAGATATCGTGGCTACGAGAACGAATTCGATAGAATTTGGGCTCAAAAATTACGTGAACACAAAGTTGACATCGAAAGAGCTATGCTTTTTGGACAGAAAGCTCGTGTGAACGGAGTACAATACACTGAAGGTCTAGTTGGACACATCGTAAAAAATGTAAATCCAATTACAGATAACTCAGCATTTTCATATGATTCAGGTAATGCATACTACAGAAGTGTAGCTCAAGCAGAACTTACATATGATAGATTACTTGCTGACTTAGAGGTTATCTTTGACCCAGCAAGAGGTGGAGCAAGTGAAAAACTTGTACTAGCTTCTTTGCCAGTAATTACATTCTTTAACAAAATGGGCGACGGTGCTTTCATTGACGCTTCTGTTGGACATGCAAATGGACCATACAGAGTTAACATGGATAACGTATCAGGACAGTTTGGTCACCAGTTAATGGAAATCAACACTATCCACGGTTCTATGTTCTTAGTGAAAGAGCCTCTATTTAGAGGTATCGCTAGTGGATTCATGCTTATGGCTGACATGTCTAAATTGGCATACAGACCATTAGTCGGTAACGGTTTAAATCGTGACACTCAAATCATGACAAACGTACAAGCTGCGGATGAAGATTTAAGAAAAGACATGATTATGACTGAAGCTGGTCTTGAAATCACACTACCTGAATGTCACGCTCTATACAATGTGGAGGGATTATAAAATGGCTAAAGGTGCATTATTAGAAAAAAATAGTGGTGCTGGTGGTTTACTATCAAATGTAGAACACATCACTGCTGCAAAAACGCTAGAAGAAAAAGACTCAGGTAAAGTCTTTATGTGTTCTTCAGAAGGTGGAGCTTATGAAATTACTCTACCTACAGCTGCTCTAGGTCAAAATGGAGCAGTGTACAAATTTATTGTACATGAAGAAACACCTACAGCTGATATTACAATTGCAGCAGGAAGTGCTATCATTTCATTGGTAAACAAAGATGCTGGCGGAGACGCTGCTAATTCAACTGCTGGAACTCAAGTTTCTAACGTAATTCTAGACACAACTGCTCAAAGAGGAGATATGGTAGAACTTATGTATTGGAACGGAGAGTACTACGGTCTTGCATTAAGTGGTATTAACAACGGTATTCAAACATCATAATATAGTTATTAGGTACTATGGAGTGGGGCTAACCCACTCCGAAACCTATAAAGAATTTTAAACAATAGGAGAATAAAATGGCAAATTTTGACACTGTAACAAAAGTTATTATTAATGATATAAGCCCAGACGCAAGTACTGTAAGTGGCTCTTTAGCTAAAGAAATTAATGATTACATAGAAACTATCGATGACGCAAAGCTTGTAGCTACAAACGCAGTTATGTTAGATAGAACTAGAGTTGCATTTATTATAATTACTAAAGTATAATGGCTAATTGTCAGCATTGTAATGAGCCAAATCCTGAAGGTATGTTCAACTGCCCTTGTTGTGGCAAAAGAGCACACCCAAATAAATGGAATACTAATTTTGTTATAAGAGAAAACAATTCTTTTGCAACAGCAATTAGAAAAGACCAAATAGATTTTAATAGTATATCATATGATGATGGTATTAAGAAAATGAGAGAAAGTAAGAAAAACGCAAAACCCACACCAAGTGGGAAGGGAATAAGGGTAATGTAATGTATCATAGCGGCGGAATGAAAAAGAAAAAGAAAGTAGTAAAGAAAAAGAAAAAGAAAGTAATGAAAAAAGGTAAGAAAAAATAATGAAAGTAAAAGCACCTAAAGGTTATCACTTTATGAAAAAAGGTAGTAAAATGTCTTTAATGAAAAATCCTAGAGGCGGATATAAAAAGCACAAGGGTTCTTCATTAACAATGAATCTACCAGTAGTAAAAACTCACGGAGGTAAGTAATGGCTAAAAATATACCAACAAATAAAGCTCTTTATTCTAGAGTAAAAGCAGCAGCAAAACGTAAGTTTGATGTATATCCTTCTGCGTATGCAAATGCTTGGTTAGTAAGAGAATATAAAAAACGTGGTGGCGGATATAGAAAAGGCAAGTAATGGCTGAAGGTGGTTTAAAAAAATGGTTCAAAGAAGATTGGGTAGACATTGGTTCTCCTAAAAAAGGTGGAGGATTCAAGAAATGTGGACGTAAATCTGCAAAAGGTAGTAAAAGAAAATACCCAAAATGTGTGCCAGCAGCAAAAGCTGCTAGAATGACTAAAGCACAAATAAGAAGTGCAGTAAGTAGAAAAAGAGCAAAAGCACAAGGAGTTGGTGGTAAACCAACCAATGTTAAGACTTTTGCAAAAAGAGATGGTAAGAAAGCTAGAAGAGGATAATGAGAAGGGCTGTTTTTGGTAGACAAGTTAGACATAGTAATGGTAAGAAAAAAACTAGACAAGGACAGAGCCATAGAACAAAGTATGGTACAAAGACTAGCACTAAATACTATAAAAAGAAATATAGAGGACAAGGTAAATAATGGCAACATTTAAAGCACAAGTAGAAGATTATGTAGCAGGTATAGGTGATGACAATGCACTTACTCAGTGGTTGACTGATGGTGCTAGGTTAGTTTTAGAATCATTACCTACTGATAAATTAGAAAGAATAACAGAAAAAGAATTATTTACTAATACTACTACATCCCAAGGTAAACGTATTTTTGAAGTGTTAAGAAAAGATGCTTCTAATAGCGATAGGTTTATGCCTTGTAGAAAATTAAGTCCACAACTATTAGGAAAAGTAGAAGATACAGATTATATGGAAGCTGCTACTACAAGCGACCCTGCATATATAGTATTTGATAATGCTATACAAACCTTTCCAGGTAGTGCTGCTAGTTCTGATAGCATGGTATTATATGTTGATACAGGTATAACTGTAGCACACGGTGATAGCTCTATAGATGATATTCCAGATGAAGCTGAATGTGTTGTTGTTTTATACGCAGCAAGAAGTGCTCAGGTATATAAAATTAAAGATGCAAACGTAAATGAAGACCCAGAATTAGTAGCTTCCTTGATTGCACAATACAATGTTATTGATGCTCAATATAAAGAAAAGATACAATTGTTAGGATTAGATAAGCTTTATGTAGAGAAGGAGCTACCAGATAGACGATGAGTGTAAAAACAAGTTGGACAAAAGTAACATCTCAGAACTTCTTAAGTACAACCTTAAGAGAAGTTACAGTACCTTTAAGTACAACCTTAAGAAAACTTACAATACCTGTAAGTACAATATATAGAGAAGTACTAGAACAATTTAGTTTATGGAACGATGGTAATGTAATGTGGCAAGACGTGAATAGTAATTGGGAGGACCTATAATGGCAGCAATAGAATTTAATGGTAAAAAGATATATTCAAGAGTACTACAAGCAGTACCTGGTGTATCTGAGAATTATGTAAAGAATTTAATAAATGAAGCTTTGGTAGATTTAGGACAATATAATTTAAAGACTGAATATGCAAAAGCTGACTTAGCTCACAATCAATTGTGGTATGGGTTAGCAGATGATAGAGCAGTTACAATAAACAAGGTATTTAGATGCAGTGTTTTAAATGATGCTGGTGAATATATTAGAATACCTAGATTGTCAAATCAAGACATAAAAATAACACATACGGAGTAATTATGGCAGCAATAAGTAGTACATATAAAGACCCTTCTGACACCTTTGTTTGGTGGATTGAAGGAGATAAAATAGCTATTGCTACTATCGAAGGTGATGGTGGCACAACTGAAACAGGTAGAGGTAATTTAAAAGCAGTTCAACTAGGAACTGATAATACTATTTCAAATGGTTTTTTAATATCTTACTATGCAGAACCAGATGAATATACTGACATGACTCAAGAAATAGAGTTAGATAATGCATTACACCCTGCTATAATAGCTTTTGTGAAAGGAAAAGCATTGATGGATAAAGCTGCTTCTACTAATAATCCACAACTATCACAGATAAAATCAGCAGCTGCTCAAGCTTGTATGAGAGATTATGATAGATTAGTAAGAAGATTTGGAGCAAAGAGAAGAGATAAAACAGGTGGGACAAGAGCGGTTGTTCCAGCAGACTTGAGATAAAACATGGCAACGTTGACAAACAGAAAAGTATCGCAAACATATAAAGATTTATTACAAGTATCAAATAGTAATAGTGGTATAGATTCAACACTGAGAGGAGTAGAAGATGGAGAAGGTACTTCTAGTATATTACAACTTAGCACAGCAGCTGTTAATATTACAGGAGCAGGTACGTTGCAGTATGCTGGTACTGCTATTACTTCTACAGCAGCTGAACTAAACATATTAGATGGAGCTACTGTAACTGTAGCAGAGTTAAATGTATTAGATGGTTATACTGGTAGTGTAACTGAATTAAATTATTTAGATACATTACATGCAACTGGTGTTACTGCCACTGAGTTTGACTACTTAGATGGTGTTACCTCTAATATACAAACACAGTTAGATTCTAAAATTAGTGCAGTTAGAACAGTAACTGCAGGCGGTAATACTTTAGGTGCTTCAGAAACATTAGCTTTTACTGCAGGTTCAAATGTAACTATAAGTGAATCTGGTGGTGCTGTTACAATAGCAGCAACAGATACTAATACTCAATTATCAAATGCTCAAGTAAGAGCAGCAGTAGAAGCTGCTAGTGACTCAAATGTTTTTACAGATGATGACCATACTAAATTAAATGGTATTGAATCTAGTGCAGATGTAACTGATGCAACCAATGTAACTGCAGCTGGTGCGTTGATGGACTCAGAAGTTTCTAACCTTTCATTTGTAAAAGGACTTACTTCAGGTATTTCTAATGGTAATGTTTTAGTTGCTAACGCAGCAGTTTCTGATAATGACTTTCTAAAAATTGATGGTACATCAGTAGAAGGTAGAACTGCAGCTGAAATGAGAAGTGATTTAAATGTTGAAGATGGAGCTGATGTAACAGATACTGCAAACGTAACTTCAGCAGGTGCTCTTATGGATAGTGAAATAGATGCAGATTTAAAAACATTTGCTTTACCTGCTAATACTACTATATCAACATTTGGTAAAAGTATTGTAGATGATGCAGATGCTGCAGCAGTAAGAACTACAATAGGTGTAGATGCAGCTGGTACAGATAACAGTACAGATGTTTCTCTAAGTGGTTCACTAGACTATATTACAATTAGTGGACAAACAATTACTAGAAATGCAGTAGACCTTGCAGCAGATGTTACTGGAACATTACCAGTAGCTAATGGTGGTACAGGAGCTACATCATTAAATAATTTAATTACATTGAGCACACATACTACAGGTAACTATGTAGCAGGAATATCTGGAACATCTAATGAAATCGAAGTATCAGGTTCTGGAAGTGAGGGAGCTACAGTTACTATTGGTTTACCTGACGATGTTACTATTTCTGGAGACTTAACTGTAAATGGTGATACTGTAACAGTAAGCACTGCAACACTAACTGTAGAAGACCCGTTAATAAAATTATCAAAAGGAAACAATTCTGCAGATTCTGTAGATATTGGTTTTTACGGATTATATGATACATCAGGTTCACAAGATTTATTTGCAGGTTTATTTAGAGATGCTAATGATAGTGGTAAGTTTAAATTATTTAAAGACTTACAAGCAGAGCCAACTACAACTGTAAATACAGGTGGTACTGGATATGCAGTGGCTACACTTGTTTCAAACTTAGAAGGTAATGTAACTGGTAATGTAACTGGAAATGCAGATACTGCAACAGCATTAGCAACAGGTAGAGACATAAGTTTAACAGGAGATGTAACAGGTACAACTGCTACTACATTTGACGGTAGTGGTAATGCAAGTATTGCTGCTACTATTGCAAGTACAGCTGTTGAAGGCAGTATGTTAAATAATAATGTAATTAGTGGTCAAACTAATATGACTGGTGATGTAGCAGATGCAGATGAGTTAATGATTTCTGATGCTGGTACTTTAAAAAGAATTGATTTTAGCGTATTTAGAGACGCAATATTTAACGATGTAAGTGGAGATGCAACAGTAGCTTCAGGTGGAGCTCTTACTATTGCAGCAAACTCTGTAGCATTAGGTACAGATACAACAGGTAATTATGTTGCAACATTAGCAGATTCAGGAACTGGTGGTATAACAGTTGCTAACTCTGGTAGTGAAACAGCAGCAGTTACAGTAGAATTAGATGTAAACGGATTATCAGCAGCAACTCTTGCAAGTGGAGACTTCCTTGCTTTTTCAGATGAAAGTGCAAGTGGAGACCCAACTAAAAAAGAATCTATAGATGATATAGCAACATTGTTTGCAGGTACAGGACTTACTGCTTCTAGTGCAGTAATAAATGTAGATATACAAGGAACTAGCTTAGGTTCAGAAGTTGTAACAGGTGATTTGGTATTATATGCTGACATAAGTGATTCTAATACTGTTAAATCTATGGATGTTGGAAGTATAGTAGCACTAGCACCTCAAGGTGATATTACTGCAGTAGTAGCAGGTACAAACCTTAGTGGTGGAGGAACAAGCTCAAGTGTAACACTAAACGTAGATGATGCTTTCTTGGTAAATGACGCTAATGATACTACAAGCGGAACAATAACTGCAGCTGGATTTACTACAGCAGGTAGTTTAACTCTTGGTGGACACGCAGTAAATGATATTGATTTAGGTGGCGAATTTGTTGACGCCGATGACCATCTGATGACTTCTGCAGCAATTAACGACAGAATCACATCTTTTGGATATACAACTAACACTGGTGACATAACATCAGTAGTAGCTGGTACAGGATTATCTGGAGGAGCAACTAGTGGCGATGCTACTTTAAATTTAGACATCAATGGTCTTGGATTAGCATCAGAAGTTACAACTAGTGATATTGTCGCTATATATGATGCTTCAGCAACATCAATAAAAAAGATAACTGTAAATGATATAGTATCTCTTGCTTCATCTGGAGATATAACAGGGGTAACTGCAGGAGATGGTCTTACAGGTGGCGGTTCATCTGGAGGAGTTACTTTAAATATAGGTGCTGGTAATCTTATTGATGTACAAGCAAATCAGGTAGATGTTGATTTAAGTGAACTTACTGACGGAACTGCTGACATAGTTGGTAGCGAAGATGAGCTAGTGTATTTAGATGATGGTTCACAAAAAAGAAAACTTGTATCAGAAATAAAACTAAGTCAGTTTAACAATGACTCAGGATTCACCACAACTAGTGGAGATATAACTGCTGTTGTAGCAGGAGATGGATTAAGTGGAGGAGCAACTTCAGGTAGTGCTACAGTCAATGTAGACATACAGGGAACTTCTTTAGCTAGTGAAGTGGCTACTAATGATTTAGTATTGATAGCTGATACTAGTAATAGCAATGCTATAAAGTCTATAGATATGGCGAGTATAGTAGCACTTGCACCACAGGGAGACATAACTGCAGTTGTTGCAGGAACTAATATAAGCGGTGGAGGTACTAGTGGTTCTGTAACTTTAAATGTAGATGACGCATTTTTAAAGAACGATGCAAACGATACGACTTCTGGTACAATTACAGCTGCTGGTTTTACAACATCAGGTTCAATAACTTTAGGAGGTCACGGATTTAACGACATTGATTTGGCTGGTGAGTTCGTTGATGCTGATGACCATATAATGTCCTCTGCAGCGATAAATGATAGAATTACATCTTTTGGTTATACGACTAATACAGGAGATATTACTGGAGTTACGGCAGGAACTGCACTATCAGGTGGTGGTTCAAGTGGAGGTGTAACATTAAATGTAGATATTGATGGATTAGGATTAGCATCAGCAGGAGCTACAGATGATACTGTTGCTATATATGACGAATCAGCTTCAGCTATAAAAAAATTACCTTTATCAGATATTGTATCATTGGCACCACAAGGAGATATTACTGGTGTTACAGCTGGTACAAACTTGAGTGGTGGTGGTACTTCTGGAACTGTTACTTTAAATGTAGATGATGCCTTCTTAAAAAATGATGCTAATGATACTACAAGTGGTACTATAACTGCTGCAGGATTTACCACATCTGGAAGTGTAACATCTGATACATTGGTAGGTAATTCAAACAGTACTAACACTCTATTATTTAATGATGACCAAACAGTAGCAACTAATATGACTACATTACAATGTATTAATCATATTAATATAATGACTGATGGGAATAATAATGGAACTGGAGATTTTAGAGTTTATAATGGTAGTTATGATGCTGATACAGCAGATAAAGCATTTCAAGTAAATTCAGTTGGTAATACTTTTGCATATGGAGATTTAACTGTAAGTGGAGATATAGATTTAGCAGGGAATATTGATGTAGACGGTACATTAGAAACTGATGCACTTACTATTAATGGAACAACATCTGTTGCATTTACAAGTTCTGACCATAGTAAGTTAGACGGAATAGCAAGTGGGGCAACAGCCAATACTGGTACAGTAACTGCAGCTAATGGCTCAGATAATAGAATAGCAACATTTAGTAGTTCAACAGCTATTAATGGAGAGAGCAACCTTACTTTTGACGGTAGTATTTTAAGACTTGAAGATGATATACTTTTAAGACTTGGAAGTGATTCAGATTTTTATGCAAAACATACTGGCTCAGCTGGTTTAATAGTTAATCAAAATGGAAGTTTGACTATAAGTAATTCAGCCAATGACCAAGATATTATTTTTAAATCAGATGACGGTAGTGGTGGAACGACTGCTTACATAACATTAGACGGAAGTGCTACAACAGTAGAGATAGCTAAAAACACTAACTTTGCTGGAAATATTGATGTAGACGGAACTACTAATTTAGATGCAGTAGACATTGACGGAGTGATAACAGCAGCTGACGGAAGTGCTTCTGCTCCTCAATATTCTTTTGGAGCTGATACAAATTGTGGTATGTTTAGAGTATCATCAGATGTTGTAGGTATTGCAGCTGCAGGTAATTCTAGATTTACTGTAAAAGGTAATGGTATTAAAGCAGTAAGTGGCTCATTGGGAGTAAACACAGACCCTAATTCAACAGACGGTATGATTCACGCTACAAACGATATAGTTGCTTTTTCATCAGATAAAAGATTAAAAGAAAATATTCGACCTATAGAAAATGCTTTAGATAAAGTAAATAAGTTATCTGGATTTGTTTACAACTGGAACGAACTTGCTAATCAAAAAGCACAATACGATATGAATAAAGATTATGTTGGTGTATATGCACAAGATGTAGAAGAAGTACAACCAGAAGCAGTTGATTTAGCTCCTTTTGATAATGACGGAGAAGATAAATCTATATCTGGAGATAACTATCTTACTGTTCAATACGAAAAATTAGTACCTTTATTAATAGAATCTATTAAAGAATTAAAAGCAGAAATAGAAGAGTTGAAGAAATGACTATAACTTCATCAGGTACAATAGCTATGAGTGATATTAGAAGTGAGCTTGGAGATTCTGGCTCTATATCACTTAAAGAAGCATCTGACGGAACAATAGCAACCATAAATACTGCTAATGATGCAGATGATAGACCAGACGGCTCTTCTCCTCACGCAATGAGTGAATTTTATAATTATGACCATAATGCTTCTGCAGCTAATACTTCATTTGGTACTTTTAGTGATACTACTATTAGGTTTGTTGGATTATCTCCAGGTGGGAATGTTGCTAATCACGCAGAAACTACAAGTGCATTGACTGATGCAAGTGGCACTATGACACACTCCGAAAATATTACTTCTGGTACTCGTAGAGGTGGATTAGTTATTGCTTGTTCTAATAGTGGCGACCCAGGAGCAGCAACTAATAATTCATTTGCAGGTGGTACAAGTAATAGTGGTAGTGGTTATCAAAGTATTGATGCAGTTGGTGCATTAGGTAGTGTAAGTTTTAGTGGTAGTGTAACAATGCACTTACGATTTGCATTTTTACCACATAGTTCTTTAACAGAAAGCACAAGTGGTACTGTTTCTGTTACAAATAATGGTACAACTAATTCTACTATTGGAACAACTACAAGCGTAACTAGTTTTGGTGGATTCTGTGTAGGAGAGTATGTGCCAGTAAATACACCAGAAGGATACAAACACATATCAGAACTATCTGTAGGAGATAAAGTTATGACATTTAATTTATCTAGTAATGCTGTAGAAGAATCAGAAATATTACAAATAGAATCTCCAAAGCATAGTGATTTAGTGAATTATTATTTTGAGGATATGGAAGATATAGAATATAGACACGCTAAAACTTTAACAGTAAATAGAGGATTAACAATTACTAAAGACCATCCTATATATAAAGCAGATGGAACGATGGTGTGTATTGACACAGAAAAAGCAAAAGAATTGTATGGATTAGATGCACAAGAAATACAAAAAAATGATGAGATAAGATTTATGGACAAAGTTAGAAAAGTAACGCATTATTTAAATAGTCCAGATGAATTAGATACTTATACAATATTAACAAAAAATAACAACTTTTACGCTGGTGGCGTATTAGTGCATAGTGAATTAACATAAAGGGGCAATAATGGAAGTTGGCAAAGATACTAAATTTACATTATCTATAGAAACAGGTATTAGTATATTAGTTACTGTAGGTATGATTATTGGTATGTGGTATTCATTACAAGCAGAAATAGAACTTGCTAAAGAATTACCAGAACCAGAGGTTTCACGTATGGAATATGATTTAAAAGACCAAATGATACGTGATTCAATATTAAATACAGAGGGTAAAGTAGATAAGCTAGAAGAAAAAGTAGATGATATTAAAGAAGATACTAGAGCTATCACTGAAACTCTCATAGACATGAATAACAAATAATGAGGTTTACAGATGAACAACAGATTTATATCATACTTGGTATTAACGCTCTTCTCATCACTATCTTGGCTGCACTCACAATCAGTCAACTTAGATAGTTTTCAGAAGATACAAGCATTAAACATACAAGAATGTGCTGTAATACAAGTTAATGCAGTTTGGAATTACCAAAACAGAGTAAAGATAGAAAAACTTGCTGACCTTTGTTATATAGCAGAAATAGATTTAAACAACAAGTCTATAGGAGCTGTAATACAAAAAGAATGGAATATTAAAGTTGTCCCTACTATTGTCATTCTAAAAAAAGGTAAAGAGGTTGAAAGATACGAACCTGGTATCAGTATGAGATTTGATGAAAGAGAAGTATTTGATAAAATTAAGAAGGAGATAAAGTAATGCCTGGACTATCAAAAAAACAAATGAAAATAGCTAGAGTAGCACCACCTAGAGATAAAATTACAGCATTAGATTTTAAGATGCTGAAAAAAAATGGTGCAATGAAAGCTGCTGCTAAAAAGAAAAAATAATGCCAGACCCTAAAACAGGAACTGGTAAGAAACCAAAAGGCAGTGGAAGAAGACTGTATACGGATGAAAATCCAAAAGATACAGTAAGAATTAGTTTTGCAAAACCAGCAGATGCGAGAGCTACTGTTGCAAAAGTAATGAAAGTAAAAAAACCTTTTGCAAGAAAGATACAGATACTTACTGTGGGAGAACAAAGAGCTAAAGTTATGGGTAAAACAGAAGTAGTAAATATCTTTAAAAGAGGTAAAGAGCGTATTAGGAGACAAAATGCCCGCAAAAAGAAAAAGTAAAAAAGACCCTAGACTAGCAAGAGCTGGTGTATCTGGTTTTAATAAACCTAAACGTACACCAAACCATCCAAAAAAATCACATATTGTGGTTGCTAAAGAAGGAAGTAAAGTAAAAACTATAAGGTTTGGACAGCAAGGTGCTAAGACTGCAGGGAAACCTAAGAAGGGCGAGTCAAGAAGAATCAAGATGAAACGTAAAAGTTTCAAGGCGAGACATAGAAGAAACATAGCCAAAGGTAAGATGAGTGCAGCTTACTGGGCTAATAAAGTAAAATGGTAAGAGGAGACTAACATGAATATCGTAGTAAGTAAACTATTAACAAGCTTATTGAGTGAAAAAATTCTAAAAGCTGTGTTATTAAAACTTGGTGAATATTTCATTAAGAAATCAGAAAATAAACTAGATGATGAAATCTGGGCTGAAGTTAAAAAAGCCCTAAAATAAAAGGAGACAATATGAACTGTGAATGTGGATGCGGGTGCTAAGTGCCTAAACAAATGTTACAACTAAACGACTTTAGTGGAGGACTCAATACGAAGTCCTCACCTAGAGATATAAACGTAAACCAGTTAACGTTAGCTGATAATGCGATTGTATCTAAAGCTGGACTAATTCAATCATCAAAAGATGCTGATGATAAGTCAAGTTTTGTAGATTTAAATCACGCTGCTAATCAGGGTAATGGTGCGTTTTTGTTTACATCTCAGTTTGATATTAATAATACTGATGCTTTAGTTCAAGGAGAAAGTCCAGGGGCTGGCAATAGAGTTGATGAAACTGCTAGAGAAATAATTGCATATCCAGACTCACAGAATATAAAGTTCTTTTATAGAAATTTTAATACTACAGGAGACTTTTCACACTCAGGTACAACTAATCAGGTAGCAATATCTGATGGTAGTTGTGAACCTGTATATTATTTTGTTGATGGTAGTTTGTATATAGCAGATAAAGATAGAGTAGATACATCTGGTTCTTTTACTCAGAAAGTACTTAGATTGTTAAATAAACCAAGATTTGGACAAGATATAACAGAGTGGTTTACAGGAGATGCTGCACCAGTGCAAGATGATAATGCTTTTGAAGCTCTGCATGTAGATTCATCTATAACAGACCCTAGTGCTGAAGGAGAGTTTGAAGTATCTTTTGTTACATCACCTACTCAACCTAACATATCTAACATAACACAAAGTGCACAAAATATTGTAACAACTGCTAATCCAGATAGTGCTAGTGATAATGTAGTTGGTATAGAAAGCACTAGAATGTTTGTAACTATGGCTGCAAGTGCTGCAGATATTGGAAGTCATGCAGACTTACAGGTTGATGATATAATTTATTTAGGTGATGAAGCTATGAAAATTACAGCTAATACTGATACTAGCAATGGTAATATTCAAAAGCTTTCAGTAACTAGAGGAGAGTTTGGTACAGGTATTTCGGAATATCAAGCTGGAACTGTGTTAAAAAACTCAACAGATGAACCTATTGGTGGTGGTGGATGGGCTAGTGGTCAATATGAATTTACTCACACTTTAGTAAATTATACAGGAGATGAAACACTTCCTCACACTCCTATATCAACTACTGCTTCTATAACAATAGGAGATTTCTTTAGTGATATAAATGTTAGAGTAAATGCAAGTAATGTGTTTAGAAGAAACGAAAAAGGTTTTAGAGTTTATACAAGATTAAAAGATACTAATGATAGATTTATTTTATTTTTAGATGCTGATTATGAAAGAGGAGTTAGAACTAATTTGTTTGATGAATATACAGCGTGGGATTCTACTAATTATCCTGCTTCAGGACAGATGGCTAATGTAACAGGATTATTAGCAAAGAATCCAAGTTTAGATACCTATGAAAGTGTTACTGGTTACTCTCAAACAGAGAAAAGTATCTCATTAGGTACAAAAGGTGGATATAAAGCAGCTACAGTATGTGCTAGAAGAGCCTGGATAGCAAACGTTAGAAAAGATGATGAAGTTTATGACGATAGAATATATTATAGTCCTGTTAATAGATTTGCTACTTTTCCAGATTCTTTCTTTTTAGATATAGGTATTAATGATGGTGACTCTTTTACAGCTTTACATAGTTTAGGAGACAAACTTCTTGCATACAAAAAGAGAAAATTATTTATTATAAACGTTCAATCTACTTCTGATGCTGGTTGGTATTTAGAATCAGAACACGAAGGAGTTGGATGTAATACTCAAGAGTCTGTTGTAAAGACTCCTTTTGGATTATGTTGGGTAAATGACGAAGGCGTATTTATCTATACAGGACAAAGTGCACCTGTAGAATTATCTTTATTGTTAGATGATAATACTTTTGAGTCTAACGCTGGAGAAAGAACTGCTATAGGTTACAATCGTAAATATAAACAATTAGTAGTTTGTCAAAATACTACAAGTACAGATGATTTTCTTGTATATGATTTTGGTTCTCAAGGTTGGAGTGTTACTAAATCTATGAGTAATGGTATGTCAAACTTTGTTGATTCTGTTGATGGTTTATATTTTTTAGAATATACTGGTCTTGATAATAATAAAAAAGTAAAGAAGTTGTCAGGAGATAAAGGAATAGAACAGATAACAGTTAGAACAAAAGATATAGATTTTGGTGCACCAGGTAAAATTAAAAAAATTTATAAAGTATATATTACAGCAAAAGATGATGGAGGTTCTAGTAGTGGTAATACTTTAACTTTAAAATATGCATTGAATGGTAGTACAAGCTATAGCAATGCTACTACTGCAACCCCTGAAGATGGTTTAGGTCAGTTTGATACTTTAGTATATACTTTAGATGTAGATTGTGAATCAATATCATTTGAACTTCAGGATGAATCAGCAGAAGAAATAGAAATAAATGATATCTCTATAGAGTTTAGAGCAAAATACAAAAGAGCATCATGATAGAGGATAATTTTTTTAGAACAAGACCTTCTAGTGAAAATATACAAGAAGGAGATTCAGTTACCTTTCTAGAAAGAGGTAATTTAATTAGAGCTGAAAAAAGACAAGGAGTAATATACGAAAGTATATTAAAAGAAAATAATACAAAAAATGATATCAGTGTTGTAAGACAAGAATTATTAAAAGAAATAGACTTTTTAAGACGTAGAATTGAGAAACTGGAGGGATAAAATGCTTGACACAAGTAATAAATATTTAATATTTTATAGTGGTGAAGTACATTCAAGCTATACTGATAGTATTTTTACTTACTTTAAGAGGAGAAACAATGGGCGTAAATAGCAATCAAATAAAAGATTTAATTAAAGATGTTTGCGTTCAGATGGGAGATAAGTATGCAAAACAAGAAGCGTTGGACATCGTCTATGCTACAGGGCTTGTGGAGAGCAAGTACGAATATATCAAACAAATTGGAAGAGGTCCTGCTAGAAGCTTCTGGCAAGTGGAACCCAGTACAGCCGTGGACAATTGCAAAAACTTTATATCATCTCGCCCTGAATTGCTTCAGGCATCTGCTGATATTCTTGGCATTGACCCTTATTATTTTATTGACGCTAATGGCGATGATTGGGACTGGATTCTTCGTACTAACATTGCTGCTGGTATTTTACATTGTAGAATTAAGTACTGGCGTATACCAGAGCCGATTAAAGAAGGCAAAAAAGAATTAGCAAAGTATTGGAAAAAACACTACAACACTGAACAGGGTGCTGGTAGTGTAGAACATTTTTTAGAATTAACGGAAGGTAAACTGTAATGGCAACATTTTCACAATTATTAAGTAGATTTAAAGCAGAACAATCCTTAGGTCAAAGGCTTAGTCAAGCTGATTTAGGTATTGCTGTAGAAGAAGAAAAACAAGATATAAACAAAGCTAGAGCTGAATATCGATTACAAGTAGAAAAAGCTGAAAGAGAAATGGCAAAAAAGGCACGTAAAAGAGGCACTGGTAGACTTCTTTCTCAGATTGTTGGAACTGCTGTAGGATTAGGTACAGGAAATCCTATGCTAGGAGCACAGATAGCTGCAGGAGGTACTCTTGCTACTGGACTTGCTGTTAAACCTTATGATGATTTTGTAGAATCAAACTTAGAAAGCGGTAGATTTTTTAAACAAGGTAGAGCAGATTTTGAAGCAGATATTAATGCTACAAACCAATTTATTTCAGATGCTTCAGAAGGACAAACATTACTAGATTTAACAGATGCTTTACAAGCAGGGTTCTCAGCTTATACAATGGGACAAGCTTTTGGAGCAGAAGCCCAAGAGTTTTTACTAGGTAGAGCACAAGCTAGAGACGTTGGTACTAGTTTTGGTTTTGCAGATATGGACACACTTGTAGGGAGGTACAGCTAATGCCACATATACCAGGACACGGATTTACAACAGATATGAGCAGTAGCATATCAGACATCTTGTCTTCACAAGGATTTAATATGTCAGCACTCACATCACCAGGAAGTCTTTACGGCTTTGGAGCTGGACAAAGATTTGGTTCAGAATACGATGAATTTTTTAGACCTTTTGATTTAGAAGGTTTTCAAGAAGCTAGAATAGAATTACAAAATTTAGAAACAGATTTATTACAAAACGTTAGTGCAGATTATAGAGCTGCTACACAAGGTTTACAGTCTAGAACAGCTGCTACACAACAAGCTATTATGGGGCAAGCTGGTAGAAGTGGACTAACTGGAGGAGCTTCAGAAAGAGCTATGAGACTCGCAAGAGAACAAGGTGCTTCACAATTAGCAGACGAATCAAGAAGAAGAGAGTCTAGAGCTATGGGAGTACAAGAAACTATAGGTTCTAGATTAGGAGAACTTGAAGGAACTCTATTTGACTTCTTAGGCGGAGCAGCACAAACAGCACTTCAGATTAGAGGTTTTGACCCTACTTTAGGAAATCAAAACCAAGGTCAACTTTTAACTGCAGACCAAGCTAGAGCTATAGCAGAAACTGCAGGACTAAGACAAAATGAAATAAATGACGCTATGACTTTCTTTGGAATGAGTGCTTTAACTTTTGAGCAGTGGAGTGACTATTTAGAAGATGAATATGGAGAAAATTACGATGGCTAGAAATCCTTTAATACCAAGAACACCTGGACAACAGGCTGTAGATAGATTGTTAAATCAAACTATACCTCAACTTATTCAGAATCAACAAAGAAAGCAAGAAAGAGAAGAAGATATTGCAAGAGCTGATAAAATTAGAGAAGAAAATCTGGCAATAGACCAAGAAAGATATAATGATAGACAAACAAGACTAAAAGAACAAGACCAAAAAGATTTGATAGCAAATGCTGATGGAAACTTTGTAAGAGCACAAGATGCTTACGGTAAAGGAAACACAGAGTTAGGAGATACTTATTTAGACAAGTCTTTTTCACAATATAATGAAGCTGGAAAAGCAGCTCCCTTTGAGTTAGAGACTTATAAAAAAACACAAGTTACCAATAAAAGCACTAGAGATAAATTTCAAACATTACAAAATAATTTTTATTTATCAAAAGACCCTGAAGCAGATTTAACTATTCTTTTAAAACATTATGAAGACAATAGTGATGTTTTAAATTATCAAACAACTATACAGCCAGTTTTAGAACACGTTCTGACAAACTACTCAGACCCAAGATATGCAGATGTTTATGATAAAGTAGATTTTGGAGCTTTAAAAGAGGAAGTAAAAGCTTATAGTGTATACAATGCTCAGATGGAATACAAACCAAGTAGTGCTAACTATGATTCTTATATAACAGCAAATGCAGGTAAAGATGGCTTCGATGCAAATAAAATTACTGATGCACAATTAAAAGCTCACTACTATAAACAAAATTCAGAACAGTATAAAGGTGCAGCTAACACATATTTTGCAAACACTTTAGCTGCTCATGAAACCACTATGATGGATAAAGAAAAGTTAGAAAGCCTATCCTCTTTTGAACAAAAAAGATTAGATATTAATTTTAAAAACGCTGGTGCAACTGCTGTATTTGGAGATGGTAGAGGTTATGGAGACTTAAGCGATGCAGAAAGAAAAAAAGTAGATAAACATTTATTAGATAATTATGGATTTCCTGGAATAGAATATGCAAAGACAGACGATGGCACAGGTGGAAACGGCGATGATGGAAACGGCGATGCAACAACTGAGACTGAACGTAAAACTAAATTTTTAACATTGTCAGATAAAGGTTATGGAAACTTAAATTCGTTAGAAAAAGAAGAACTGAAAACTTTAGCAGGAGAATTTGGTTCTGCTGATGAACTTAGAAAAAAAGTGAAAGCAGAGCAATCTGTAAGTAAAGCAGTTAAAAGACAACAAAATGCAGTTAATCGAGCTGAAAGAAAGTTTGATGCATATGCAGAGCTTCAAAGAAGGATTGATGAGGGACAAGTAAGGGTAGTTGGAGAAAAAGGTAGAGTATTTGTTCCTTCAGATTTAAGAGCAGATTTAGGTGGATTCTCAGGAAGCGTACCTCAAGTAAAAATACAATTAGAAAGACAACAAATTGCGTTACAACAAGCTCAAGATAAGTTAAACAAACTTCAAGGCAACTAACAATGTCAGATAAACTTAAGGTAGGTTTTTCTGACCCATTCGCAAGAGCTCCAGTTAGCTCACCAGAAACATTATCTGTAGATTTTGCAAATCCTTTTGACGAAGAAAATCCAGATAGAGAAACAGATAAAGGTAATTTCTTTGACAGCTTACCAGCTGTATTTAAACAAGCATATAATGAATCATTAGGTGGTATTATGTACCAAATGATGGAAGGTAAAAAAAGATTTGATTTAAGTCAAGCACCTGAAAGTCTTACAAGAGATATTACTGCTGGTATACTATCTTTCTTTGCCTCACCTCAAGATTTAGCACTTACTTTTGGTACTATGGGTGCAGGTAGATTTTTAGCAAAAGGAGCTCTTAAAGCTACTGTTGGAGCAGGTTTAAGTGGAAATCCTAGTAAGAGAGCTGCTGCTTTATTGAAAGCAAGGGGTGGACTATCATCATCACAAGCTAAAAAAGTAGTAAGAGATGTTGTAGATATTGGTGCTCCTCAAGCATTTATGCTTGGTGCACACGATGGTTTATATGATGCTGCAAGAGAAGCTAGAGATAAAATGGTTGAAGAGGGAGTAAACTTTGAAGGCATACAAAAAAAATCTAGAGGAGATGTTTTATCTGAGGTTATGAAAAGTGCTAAGCTTTCTAAGTTTGGTCAAGGTTTTGCTTTAGGAGGAATTGCTGGTGCAGCTAGATTAGGTAGACTTACTAAACTGGGAAAGGTTACAGGAGAAGGAGAGATAGCAGCAACAGGTTTAGAAATTGCAAGTTTTGCTGGATTAAGTCCTTTAGTATATGAAGGAAGAGCTCCTGAGTTTAATGATTTTGTAGCTGCTGCAGGTATTGTCGGTGGGTTAGGTTTAGGTAATAGAGGTGCTAGAGCAGTATTAAATAGACGTAAAGTACTAAAAGAACAAAAGTTAATAGAAGAAACTTTTGGAAGTGAAAATCTAGATGATATTCTTGAAGCATCTTATAAGATTGAAAAAAGAAAAGGAGACCCTACAGAAACAATTGCTTTTGAGCAAGTTGCACCTACTGAAATAAAAGGAATAAGAGTAGAATCAGAGTTTAGAAAAAATAGAAAAAGAACAAGAGAAATAGATAGAAGAAAAAAGAAAGAAGTTATAGCTAATAAAGAAGTGTTATCTAGTTTAACTGTTGTTCCTGGAAGTTTTAGACTTACTAAGAAAGGTGCTACCATTCAAGTTAATACAAAGATGGGTGCAGATGGAGTTACAAAAGACAAATTCTTTTTAGATGAAGTAAACACAGAAAATTTATTTAGATACTTTGCAGAAACAGATAATGTTACAGCTGAAGGTTATAGAATTGCTAACAACCTAACAACAGCAGCTGATTTAAAAAAGAATAAAAATATATACAAACAAATGCAAATAGCTGAGTTTGAACATATTAAATCTAAAATGGCTAAAGGACAAGATGGATATACTAAAGATGACTTTAGAAAAGCAGTCCTTGAAACAGCAAATCAACTATCTAACAAAAAACAAAAGCATCCGTTTGTAAAAGAGTTAACAAAAGGTGGCGGAGTAAAAGAGTTAGCAGATTTAGATTCTATTAATATTAGAAAAGTTGATTCTGTAACCAGAAAGTTTTTAGTTGATAATATGTATGAAAGGAATCGAATTAATAATTATGTAAAAGAAGCTAAAAAAATTCAAGCAGATGGATTAATATATCAAACTATTGGTGGTAAACAAAGAGATAATACTAGTGGTATTTTCAGAGCTTTTGAACCATTCTACTATCAAGTTAGAGACCAAAAAGCTAGAAAGTTGATTAGAAATTTGCAGACTGTAAATAGAAATACTCAGCAAAAAACTGATGCTAGATTGAATGCTATAGGTCTTGCTCTCAATGGACAAGAAGCTGCTATGAGTAAGCCTGGTAAAATATTGTTTAGAGATTATATTATGGGTACTGGACAACAAACAGGATTCAAAGATTTTAGAAAAATAGAAAAAACTGATGGTATGACTGTTAAAAAATATGTAGCAGACATAAGAAGAAAAGCAGACAAGTTAGAGGGAGCTGAAAGAGAGTTTCAATTTGCTAGAGCTAATATGATTGAAGGTGTTTCAAAAGTTACTGATGATATCTATTCTGATGCTCAAGATGTATTACCAAGACTACAAGATTATATTGAAGGTTATGTTCCAGTAATGTTTAAAAGAGAGACTTTAGACTTAATGATGGATGGACTTAAAACAATAAATCAAAAGAAACAAATCCTTCTTGACGAATTTAGTGAGAAGTATAAAGGAACTTTATTAGATAATTTAGATGATGATTTTCCACCAGAATTTCTTGAAGAGTTTGGTAAAGAGATAAAGAAAATATTGAACAGTTTTGGTAGAGGTAGTAAAAGACAAAAAGAATTTAAAAGAGTATTCGAACAATACAGTGATAGCCTTGGAGGTGCAGGTGCGGCTAAAGATGATTATGAAGTATTTAGATTATTAGAAATGAATATGTATGACAATACTTTAAAACCTTTCTCTCCTTTAGAAAGACCTAGAAAAAGATTTGGTAAAGGAGATATGAGAGATTCTAATTTATTGCAGCTTGCAAAAGAGGATTTACTAGAAACTGATATGACTGTTCTTTTAGGAAACTACATCAGTGGTGCTTCAAAAAGAATAGAGTTTGCAAAAGCCTTTGGTTCAAGAGGAGAAATATTTAATCAGATACAAAAAAGAATAGACCCTAGTAATAGAATGCCTATTGCTAAACTGCCTAACTTTTTAGGAGGAGGAGAACTTCCTGGTATGGCACAAACAGAAGCAGACGCTGTTAAAATGTTAAAAGAAATATTTACTGGAGAGATAAATTATAATGGTACTGGTGGAGGTAGAGCTATTGAAGCGTTTCAAAGCATAGGTAATCTACAGATGATGGGTAAGATATCTTTAGGTTTTGCTGTTATACCTAATTTAACACAGACTATTATATCTACTATGACAGACTTAGGATTTACTACTGGACTAAAAGCTATTGCTAAAGCATATGGTCCAACTGCAGACGCAGGTTTGAGAAAAAGAATATCTGAAAGTGGTGCCACATTAACAAACACTATTGAAGAAATGTTAAGTTATTCTCCAGCTATTGGTATGCAAAAAGGTGTAGAAAGAAAGATAGGTAATCAAAGTTTAACGTCAGAGTTTGCTTTAAGAATGACTAACTACAAAGATGGTATTGAGTTTGCAACACAAAAGACTGCTACATTATTCTCTTTTATAAATAAAACAAATCAAATTATTGCTGCTTCAGCTTTTGAAGAATCTGTAAAGAAACTAGGTAGAATACTAAGAGGAGATAGGGTTGGACTTCTTGATACATTAGCACCAGAAGCTAGAAAGAATTGGGCAAGAAATAAATTAAATAGACTTGGACTAAATGAAAAAGAAGTTGTAGATAATCTAGATAGTATTATTAGTGGTAACTATTCTAAGGTTGCAAAGTTTATTAGAACTGGTGGTACGAGAAAGAAAGTATTAGTAAATAGTCCTTTGAAAGAGAAGATGTTAAGAGGTATGCAGAGATTTTCTGTAACTAGTCAGCTACAAAGAGACTTTACTTTAGACCCTTATTTATTTAATGACCCTTACATTAAACCTTTACTTTTGTTTAAAAGATTTGGATATAGACAAGCACAATATGCAGGTAATGTTTTACAAAGAGAGTTTGCAGATGGTAATGTTATGCCTTTATTAACTCTTGCTGCTGGAGGTTTAGCTGGAGGACAGTTTGTTTTATTTGCAAAAGAACAGATAGGAAAAGTTTTGACTGGAGAAGAAGAATATTATGCTAGAAGTGGTAGACAAAAACTTCTTGAAACTCCAGAGTTTAATAAGATAGTAAACAATATAGCTGCAGTCGGTAGCTTTGGTGTTGTGACAGATATTGTTGGAGACGATGACCCTATATCTTCTCTATCATTTTTCTTGACACCAGTTGTTATAGACGATATTCAAAGAATACAAAGAGCTTACAATTCTTTTGCTGGTAGTATGGAAACACAATATCCAGATAACTGGGACGTACCACTTAGAAAAGCAGGAGTAGTATTAGCTCCTATAGGTGGTGGTATAACGTCAAGATTAGCAAGAAGAGGATTAGAGACAGAAGGTATGGAAGCAGATAGAGTCAGAGCTAGGAAAAGGGACGCGGTTAGAGCTATCAAAGACGCTATCATTGTAGATAGTCCTGCTGAAGCTGCTGATATTATGAGAGAGTTTAACAAGACTTATGGAAGTAGATTCCCTAGCTTAAGAATCAGACCTTCAGAAGTAAGCTACAGTCAAGTTATAAAAGACAAAGTAGAAAGATTAAAAAAACAAAGAGACGAAGTAGAATTTAGAGGATAATATGATTGAAAAAAGAGACGAACCAACAAAGTTAACAGGACTAAAAAAATTCATCAAAAGATTAGAGCTTGAGATTCTTCTTAAAAGAACAGAGAATGAGCTTAATCTAGGAGTTTTAACAGATACAATGACTGATGAAAAAGCAGACAGCTTATTTAATGTTCAAGATTCTTTAGGTGTTGAGTTAGATAAACTTAAGAAACCAAAAAAGAAAAAAGAAGAAAAGCCTATGGACGCTATGAAGAACAGAGAAATGTTACAAAGGTTGGCTAACAAAGTTGCTGAACTTAGAAAAAACTAGAATGGAACGTCTGAACTTTGAGTTGAGACGCTCGCTTCTGCTTCTTCCACAGTATCATATAACGTACATAAATCTGGCGAGAATCCAACCGTTGCTTTCCCAGTTGACCCATACCTATTTTTAGCTACAACTATTTCTAGTCCATACTTTCCATGTCTTGCATTTTCAAAATTTACAGTCCAAGGATAGTGTGTAAACGCTACAATCTCTGCGTCTTGTTCTAAATTACCAGACTCTGCTAGGTCACTAAGTTTTGGTATACGTTCTGTTCTGTATTCTATATTACGATTAAGTTGTGAAACAAGTATTACAGAAATACCTTCTGATTTACACAACCATTTATATCTTCTTGATGTATCACCTATCTTTAATCTTAAATCTCTCATATCATTACTAGGATATTCAATCAAACCAATGTGGTCGTCAATGACTACATCAGGTTTTATACGTCTTATCTCACGAAAAGTTCCCTCTAAATTTTTTATATTGTCAAACATAAATAGTTTATCAGTATACTTTTCTTTAATAATATTTAAACTTTTTTCAATATCTTCTTTATTAGTGACAGCGTTATGTCTTAACATATGATAGGTTACGTGTTGAGATTCCATTGCAATAAACTTCTTCATCATCTCAGTGTTAGGCATTTCTCTATTAAACATAACAACCTTTTTGCCAGACAACACAAGATTTCTAGCTATATTGGCAACAGTAGTGGTTTTAGCATTACCTGGTCGCCCAGCAAAAATGGTTATTTCACCCCTGGTCATACCTGATATAATATTGTCGAGTGGTTCAAACCCAGTGGTTGTTAGATTACGTTTGTTGAACAAAGAATCTTTTGTCATAGATAATAAAGTCTCTAAATCAAACTTCTGTCCTGGTTCTAGATTAAGTAATGTGCTAGCTGTGTCATGAACATCAACTAACAAAGCACTAATATCTAATGTATTATCAGAAGCTTTGTCTGCTATTTCATAAGATTGTCTAACTAACTTTCTTCTTAACCAGTCAGAATTTACTTGTTTAGCATAAGATTCAGCTCTTGCTGTACTTGGGACTGTATCTTGTAGTCCACTTAGATAAAATGTAATACCTTTTATTTTAGTAGAAACATTTACCAAGTCTATTGGTATATTTTCTGATTTTAAATTTACAATAGCTTCCCAAATCTCTTGATGTTTTTCTACATAGAATGCATCTTTCTCTATAATATAGTCTTTTACTACGTCATAACAATCTTCATCTTGTAAAACACAACCTAATACTGCTCTTTCTGATTCGTCATTAAATATGTTTAGTCCCTGCATTCGTGACAAACTCCTTTCACCATAGGTATATTGTTATAAACAGACGGGTCTAGATAACTTGGTGCTACCCTACCATTGTCTTGAGTTTCCATAGCCCATGCTTTTTTACATATAGGACATCTGGTTGGTACTCTAACCATAGATACATTCTCGTGACTTGGCTTTACTCTTTGTGCAAAGAAGTGTGGATTCATTTTACTACTTATATACAAATCATATACTTCTTCATCAAACCACTCTTTATAATTATCAGGGTCAACTGATTTTAAATAATGCAGATATGATTCGAACTCTGCTTTTTCTCTCTCGAACTCTTCTTTAGACTTATAGTCAAAGACACTTCTCATAATATACTCCCTTTAGTATTATTTATTTAATTGAAAAGTAAGTTGTATTAATTCCAACAAATCTTTGTATCGAATAGTTGCATATATTTCTCCTCTATCTTGTTTGATAAGAGTAATATCACAATCGTCTGGTGGCAAAAGATAACTAGCTATTGACTTTCTTACTTTACATTGAACCTTCATAGTTCTTGGAGTATTTTCGTCTAGTAGATAGTCTACAATAATATCAACCTCTGGAGACATACCTAAACTTCTTCCGTCACTACCCCAAGCACGTTTAGCTGCAAAGCCATGTTGCTCTGCAATGTCAACGCATTCTTTTTCAAAGCGATTACCTTTTGCTTTTGATTTACTTGCCATAATACAATTTACTTATTTATTTTTATTATTGTCAACTCAAACCTTTGAGTTTTTTAATATCAAATTTTTCTGCAATGTTTTTAACAAACTGTGTAAACACAATATTTGATTTATGCCACTTGCCTTTATAATATATTTTAGTCACAACAGTATTTGCTAGGACTATTGATTGCTCAGGACTAGTGCTATGTGTGGCAATAACTCCAACAGATATTTTTCTGGTCGCCCTCCAGTTGTCAACAATACGTTCTATTACTAGTCTTTGCCCTAATGGAAACGGAGCGTCGTCTTTTTTACAGTCTCCTAGTAGTAGAAACTTATTATCAACTTCGAAACAAAAATCAATATCTGTTGGAGATACTAGTCCTTTTTGCAATCCATCGAATATTATAGGTTGTTTGAACCTTTCTTTATATTTTATTGGTCTTTTCAAAAATTTTCCTTTCGAGAATGCCCCTCTAAGCGTTTATAATTACACTTTCGACATAAGTGTCGACTAAATTGTGTTTCGTCCATAGAAGGGCAAGCTCGTGCGTGATTTTAATTTAAGCCTCAAATCTCTCTAAATGATAGGTCATATCCATGAAAGTTCTGTCTCCAGCTATGGATATACCCTTATTTCTAAGATTTCTGATAACTCTTTTTAATTGTTTAGGTGGAACACCATATTGAACAAAGGCATTTAGTTCTGTAATACCTTTATTCTTTATCATATGTTCTAGTATTTTCTTTTCTCTTAACTTCATCTATGCACTCCCTATATCTTTTGCGTAAGATGTGGACGAGATATTTTTCCTCTCGCCCACTTATTGTTTCTATATCCTTGAATCCAATGCGACTTAATCTTTTAGTTACCAAGACTTCGTTAATACCTTGTTGATATCCCATTAAGTCTTGAAAAGATTTCATTATGGAATTCCATTTTGAAATATCCATTAGTCGCAAGTTTCACAGAATGTAGGACCCATTACTGCCGCTGCATTCCTTAAGACATCTTTTTCATTCACAGTCTCTGTATTTTTTCTTTTATCAAACTGAGTCTGGAACTGAGTCTTTATCTTATGTCTTAGTTCGATAGTGGCTTCATCCTCTTCATCTTTTCTGAATAGTTCTAATATTTCTATTAGTCCCATACATTCTTCTTCTTTTAATTTGAGTATGTAGTCTATCATTAGAACGGCAACTCATCCTCTACTAATGCCTGGTCTCCCTTGTTCATCTCTACGACTCTGTTAGACTTGAACACATTAATAGCAGTTGGTGTTATTCTCTCGTCTCCTGACTGGTCAGTCCACTTGTCGTGAACAACCTTAATAGTCACTGGATTGCCTGCAATGTCAGACTCCATAACCATAGGTAAAAGATATCTACCTTGGTCATCTTTCTGCATTTCAAAACCACAAGCTTCTGCGAATATCATATATCCTTTATTATTGCCTTGGTTGTCTTCAAGTTTAGGATATTTCTTTTTGTCAGGAGTCTTAAATCTAAAGTATCCTTTAGACTTTACTTCCCTACCCTGTAAGTCTGGATATCTTTTATCATCTAGCTTGTAAGTAGCTTCAAAGATATCACTAAGGTATTGATTTCTAACGACTATATCTTTCTTAATCGTTAGTTTACTGACAGTAGCTTCATAAGAACCTTCTTCAATAGTAGCATACTTCTTACCGCTAGTATCTTCAGAAGGATTATAATAAGCCACATTGTTATCTATGTCGTTTAATACATCGGTAACATTACTCATTTTTTACTCCCTTTGAGTTTAGACATTACTTTATCATAATTGTCTTTGTTTATCTTACCAGACTTAAGTGCTTTGTACACTTGGTCTGCTTCTTTTTTGTCCATCTCTGCAATAACGTCCATAAGAGTATTTGCTTGAACTTCGTCAAGACTCTTATCTACATATTGTTTACGATAAACATCGTCTGCTACATTACATAGCCTATTTACTGCAACCTTGAATGCATCTGAGTTAGCAGCTTTTAGGTCATTACCTAAGTCTACATACCCTGAGCCATTTCTAGATACAGCTATTCTATGTGCTGCGACTGAATCAAAGCTACGAGGCACACCTTCGTCCATAACTTTAAGACGTCCGTGAACTACAATAGCTTTATCTCCAAGAGTTTCATACTTGATTACTTCCCAAGACCAGATAGGATAATGTTGGTTTAGTCGCCAACGCATATATCCTTCATCTACATAGTCAAAACCATTTCTACTTTTAACTACATCGCTTGGAGTAGGTGTTTCTGAAACCTGTTGATGTTTAGATATAATATAGTCATCTTTTGTTATATCTCTCAATGATTCTATATCGGACTGATACATATCTAGTTCAGACATTTTACCCATTTATACTCCCATTGTTGTAGGGACATAGATGTCTGACATCACAAAATGACTCACACTTTCTACCGTCCCAGGTTTGTTCTCTATTACATTGTTGAGGTAAGCTTCCTGTTTCTAGTGCTTTGACTAGCTCATCTCTAGCAGATAGAAACTTATTCTCTAATACTTCGTCGTTGTACTTTGGCACTTGAATAAGATATATATGTTTATCTAGACCTCTATCTCTAGAAACTGCAAGACCTCCGTCTCTTAATGTAACTTGTATGTACATACTATCGACAGGATATCCTGCTTTGTCTAGCAAATATCTATACCAATTTAGTTGCCAACCCCAATCTCCGAAGTCTGCTAAACCTTCGTCGCGATACCATTGTTTAATCATTTTAGGAGAACCTTTTTTTCCCCACTTACCGCTTGACTTGTATCTAGCACCAGACGGGTCTGGAATTAGTTTATATGTCATCCCTAATAGTTTAGCACATTTGTAAGAGCCAGTATTCTTATAGTCTAACAATGTATTAGTCTCCTTGTCATACAAGTCGGCTATACCAGTTATGTCAAACTGTTCTAACTCTTCTTCTAGCAATAGTCTATCAGCCTCGTGCTGCTCTAATTTAGCGTGGTGCATTGTTCCTGCTAGTGAAAATGCTCTATCTTGTGGGTCTACATAATACTCTTTTGTTCTTTTGAGATACGACTCACAAGTACCGACTAATAGTTCTGTTGTAGAAGGCTTTCTATCAGGGTCTCTTTCTTTCGACATTTCAATTAAAGTAGGTAATGACATACCCATTTTAACGATATCGACATTGCCCTTGCTTACATCTTCAAATGATACTTTATCTCCATTTGGGTAAACGAAACCAATTGCGGGCATTTAGTCGCTCCTTATCGTTGACATAGTCTAGCATTAAACTATGTAATTTATCTTTAATTGATACACCTTCTTTGAGTGTTGCAGACTTAAACTTTATCCAAAGTTTCTTGTCTACAACAAAAGAAGTTTGATATCTATTTTTCATAGTGCAATCTACCATAGTATTCTTACTTGTGTCAAGTAAAACTTTAAAACTTTATAAGTCAAGTTTCCTAAGTTGTTTGTCCACATCTTCCTTGACATCATCGCTTAAACTATCAAAATACTCGTGAAGTATTTCAAAACCGTTTTTATATCTTGCAGTAAAACCAATTTGATTATTTAATTCGTTTTTTGTTCTAGCGTAATCTTCTTCTAATTTCTCTAGATACAGAAGTAGTTTGTCTAGTTCTGCGTCTACTTTTTTAAACTGCTCGTAACCCTTGCTCATGATTTTCTCCAGTGTTATTATTTATTATTTCACTTACCCAACCTGCACCTGGTCGATAGATAGTTTCTATTCTATAACCTATCTCGTCTAGTTCTGCAGTAAGTTTAAGTATCATTTTATTAATTGCTATAGCTCTTTCAGACCTATATTTATTTAAGTCTCTTATTTCTTTTTGACTTCTATCTTTACCCATTTATCCTCCTCGTTTAGTACATAGTATCCTAGATTGTTATTAACTCTTTCTAGGTCGTTTATTAATCTTCTCATCTTTTCAGTAAATATAATATTATTTGTATTCAAATGACCTTCGTCTTTTATAGACCAAGTCTTATCTTTTTTCATTAGCGTGTTTCTCCTTATAGGCTTTTAAATAACTAATAGCATAAGACAACTCTTCGTCTATACCAAAAGGCGACAGATTTTCTCTGTTTCCGTATAGAAGTTCTTTTAATATTACTATTGCTTTATCTACATCTTTCATCTAGCACCTACCTCCGTCTAGTATTCTATCGTATTCATCTTTATTGCCCATAGTCTCTTCTGCTACACTTTCTTTAAACTCAAAGTAAGTGACAACTTCTTCAGAGCAGTCGCAATCTTCCATGTAAACTTCTTCAATACCACAATATCCACAGACGAGCATATCGTCTGTGTCTATTATGACTACATTACCTTCTTCGTGTTCTATCATCTCGAATCGTCTGCGTAGTCTCTTTGCTTATCATTCCAACCTTCGACAATCATATCATTGTAAGTCTCATACTCTGTCATAAGGTTATGGAACATATCATAAGCAAATCTAATATCAAATAAGTCGACACCCTTTTCCTCGTCGTGAGTCACAGGTATGTCTATTATTATTCTTTTATCTTTCATAATACACCTCTATATTGTTAATATTAATTGTGCTAGGCGATGTCCAACCAAAGTAAAATATTTGTAATAATCTCTTTGCACCACCTAGCATAAAACAATGTACAAAAATAAAATGTAAAAGTCAAGCAAAATTTAGCAAGGCAATATCTAGCACATAGCCTAGCCTAGCCTAGCCACCATCTAGCAAATAATATAAAACAAAACACACAAACTTGTAGACCGACGAAACTAATCGCCAGTCTACTTGTTGCGTCTACCTATGGAATTTCTAAATTACCATCCATCGACGGAACTCCTATGTCCCTTCGTATTGTCTGTTCATTAGTACCTCGACCATAGAACATATACGACATCTGATGACTTTCAAAGTATCTATCACTTGCAGAGTCTATTGTAGCCCAATATCGTCCAACCGACTTTGTATATTCAAATAGATTAGTAGCCACATTAAACTCTACGACTTGAACTACATCTGCGTAAAGATTTCTTATATGACTATCTTCTCTATCCTTGAAAGACTGCTTTCGTCCTGCAAAGAACTCTTGCGTCTCTTTTGGTATATTGAATATTCTCATCATATTCGACCAACTTAAAATGTGTGGACGATTATTATGAGACAAATCATATAGATGACTGACTAATGGTTGAACTAGATAAGGTTTATCCTTCTTCGGTAGTTTCATATAACGACGAAGTGTTTCACTATCCTTATAATATTGTTCAATGTCAGTGCTCTCCGAGTAGTCGGAGTATCTATTTTTTAGACGATTTATCCAAGTATACGCCTTCTCACTTCCGAGTATAGACTTGAATATAGATGTATGTCGTAAGTTTCTTTGACTATAAGGTTTATCAACTAATTCGTCTCTAACCTTATTACCAATTTCATAACAAACATCTACGACATTTGTCCAGAATATAGTCCAATGCTTTATCTTGTCTGGACTCAATGTACCACCATGATATCGTATTTCTAGTCCCTGATTTGCTTGAAAATGACAATGCAAATTCAGTCCATGATATCTTTTCTCGTTATATTTCTCATTCGAGTAGTATCCATTGTCGTACCATACATCAATAAAGTCATCTCTATTTTCGACATATTTGAATGACGATAGTCGTTGACTAACTCTTCTACACCATTGAGATATCGCCCTAGACGGAGGACACCATGAATAGACATGAGGCTCAATTAGTTTAGTCATCATTGATAAGACTGTAAAATGAATATAGTCGTAATCTCTTACATCAATATGTAAATGTAATCCACATTTTCTACTGACATAAGCGTCTAAACTATTCTTTAAAGCATTACAAACTATTTGCGTATCCTTGAATAATCTGTCGCCCCTTCTTGGACGCATAACTATCTCATATCCATAAGGATGGCTCTCGTCTGTAATACTGCCATCATAGACTACTGATAATTCAGGACTCATTCTTTGCTCTCGTCTAAACATATGAGCAAGTTCCTCCTGAATATCAGTAGACGAAGGCTCGTCGTCCCAAGCACAAGAATCGAAGTTAGTCTCTATCTCTAATCCGACATATCGTTTGGACTTGATTATGTCAAATGTGTCTTCGTCGTATCCAGAATTAAGTGGACTAACAAAGTCATCATTTTCTTTAACAAAGTCATTACTCAGAACTTCCCATTCTGGACGATTGTTTGCTTGGTCTTCATTATAACAATGTTCGCAAACACATTCGTCGTTGCTAGTATAATAAGCGTCGCTATCAGGCATGTCGGTATCGCAATGTTCACAATGTCTAATCTCGTCGTCATAACAATCTTGACATCTGTACATTCCGTCGCAGTCTGCGTAATAGCTATTTTCGTTTGCTACTAAGTCGCCACAACTATCACAATTAGTGTAGTTATTGTCGGAGCAAGGCTCACAAATAGCATTGCCATCTGGGTCTTGCATTTCATCACCGACTTCTACTTCTACTCCACAATCATTACACTCGCAAGTCTCTATATCGTGTTCGTCGTTATTATGTACAAAATCAGGAGGCATTTGTGTCTACCAACTCTTCGTCGGTATCCTCCCATTGTACTTGTAATTGAGATTCAGCCCATTCCTGTTCTTCTCTCTCATACCACATTTCAGACATTACAGACTCCGACACTACATAACCATCGACATGGCACATCCATTCGTCTTCCGACTCATCATAATACCATTGTTCTGGTTTTGTGTCGTACAACTCTGCTAAGTGTTTCATCTCATCCTCGACATATTGTTGAGGTATGATTGGTTGCCACTCATCGTCGTCCCAACCATAACTATTTAAGTTAAAGTTATATTCACGACTATCGTATTCGAATTTCGTAGCAGAGTAATTAGTTTGTTTATCTGTGAACAGCGTCGTATCGAATGCATATAAAGTATTCTTATGCAGACTAACTATTTCTGTCTTAATATTAACTTCGTCTAATGCGTCTTCTATGAAACCTTCTTCACTTGCGTAAAACAATGTTTTTAGCGAAGGAACATAAGCGACATAAAGAGGACGATTACTCTCTCTACAAAGATATAATATATTAGGGTTATCTTTGACAAAGGACAATGCAAAGTCGCTGTCAAAATACTTGACTGCGTCCTGTATATTGTCGCTATCATTGATAGCCTTAAAGATTAACTGACTATCGACTGGACATTGTTTGCCTAGTTTAGTCGTCATCTCTTCTATATTATAGACACAACCATTGTGAGCTCCGACAACATTGCCGACTCTAAATGGGTGTGCATTTGATTTGACTATTGCTCCATCTGTCGCAAAGCGTGTATGTCCAAGCAATATATTATTACCAGTCTGTAATGATTTTACTGACTGATTGAATTGCTTTGTGTCTACAAACTTGCTAGACGGCAATAGTGATTTATGTATTCTAGTTTCAGTTCCGACTTGTGCAATACCAGACGAATGACTACCACGAGTCTCGCTATCTATTGCCATTTCTCTTATCACCTTTTTGACAAGTTTTTGTTGTCGCTTAGTGTAAGCAGTCGGAGACTTTGCTATACCATATATACCACACATAGTCTAATCTCCTATATTTAGTTTAAGTTTAGTAGGACGCCATCTAGCGTCTACTCTATTGTTAGTATCACTACTAATTCTTTGCGACGAACTTACAAACGACTGAGAAAGGAAGTCAGTCCCAATCTTCTCGACTAGTTGATTGGTATAGTCTGTAAGTCGCCGCCACAACTTATAATCTGTCGTTTATAACTTTTCTGACTACTTGTTTACAATAGTCTATGTTGTCATATGTACGACTCATCTCGTTCATTGTCTGAACTTTTTTATCCTTATTTATTTCTAATTCGTCAAATAGTAAACCTGTGTCAATGCGTAGGTTTAATAGACGCTGTTTAATTACTGCTAACTCATTAGTAATGCGTCTACTTTCTTTTATTTGACTACTCATATCACATCGTCTGCACATCTTATTTCTCCTTTCCATAGCCTAGTCTATGTATTTTGTTTGACGCTTTGGTGGTCTGTCTGCCCATCTTCTGGACTAACTTCTCATACCAGTCGTCTCTCTTTTTCTTTGTCTTAAATGTAGCGTCTATCCATTGGTTGTATTCGAGCCTGTTGATACGACTGTGTGTCTCAAAACGACTACGAGGTGTGCTTACGACAAGCCTGTATCCGTCTTTCATCAACATCCTACGACATTGCTCTACTATCATTAGACATTGTTTCATAGTTGTCGCCTCTATAACTCCCGTCGTATCCTGTATATTATTGACTACGGTAATCTCCCAAGTCTTATCATACTCGACTGGAACAATAGATATGTCTAACCCAATAGGTAGCGTCTCCATCTTTACGACTTCTTCTACCCAATGACTCTGCCCACACTTGTCGCATGAACACTTGTGTCGTTGTATCATAGTATCTGTCATAACTTTGTCCTTCCGTCGGAGGGGCTTTGTTCCGACAATATTTACGCCCAAAACAATTTACGGATTTCTACAATTAGTTGCAACCGAAAGATTTGACGCCATCTAGTTTTCGACGCAGGGGTAATCGCCATCTAGATAGTATAAATAAGACGCATAGTCTAGCTTCCGACGCGGGGAAGTTCGTCAAGCCTAGTCTAGCTCCGACGCAGGGGAACATAGTCGAGCATAGTCGAGCTACGTCGCAGGGGAAATGTTGAATAAAAAAAAAGAGTGGCGACCGAAGCCGCCATCTCTTATCTACCAGGTTATTTTGATAGTTTCTTAATAAGCCTGGACTGTACTTCACGTACATTTTCCAGTGTTTCTATCTGATAGCGAAGATTTTGTATCTCTCTATCACGAACAGAAGACTGGTGAAACTTGATATACCTATCAGTTTCTTCGGTAGTATACATTGATTTAACAGGTATATAACTACCTTTTAAGGCATCATGCATATCTTTTCTGATACGATGTACATACTCTGCGTTCTCAACTAGGAAGTATTCAAAACTTCCAGGTTGTGAATCCATAGTAAACTTACTCATGATTATGTTCCTTATATTGTGAGGGGACCGAAGCCCCCTCGGGTTAGTATTATGCTTTTTTAATTAACTCTGATATGTATTCTAAGTGAAGTCTTACTTTGTTATTACAATCAGTAAGAGCTTTTGTAATCTCTATCAGAGACTTAAGCAACTCTTGTTTTATCTTATCGTCCATTTTGTTTACCCCTTTGGTATCCGCGTTGATATGCTTGATTCTCTACTATTATCAACATCTGAACAATATTAGCAACAACTGATATTGCTAACATAAAACCCATTACTTCTAACATATTATGTCCTTTCTTTTGATTAGATTGTTGCGGGTTTCTGTTGCCAGGTACCCGCGGACCCCGAGTCTAAGTCAGTCGGTGATGATTGCTACACCTTGATTTCGACTTTGACATCGACACAAGGTACACCCATATCTTCTGAACCGCGTTTCTTGAGCTTGAACTTCTTGCTTTTCAACAAGTCGTTAAGTTCATTCATCGCAACTTCGACTGCTTCAAAAGCAATCTTGAAGTCTGGATGTTCTGCAATCTGCACTCTATGGGAAGACGCTCTTGTCCCTTTCTCACGATGTAACTCGTGATACTTAGAAGCAACTACTGCTAATTGCTCGTTGGACAAACCCGCTTTCTTAAGTCCAGAAAATAATCTGTCCTTAGTTTCGCGTGTTGTAACCGCCTTCTTTGGAAGTGATTTCGCCATACTAAACTTATCCTTTCTCTCGCCTTCTCAGACGAGCTTAGTTTAATATAAGTTGAATATATAGCACCATTTTTTTGCCCCCTACGCTATGCATAGTCGGTGGCTTATGTGCCTAATTCCTAATTGTCAAATAACTACACCTAAGATTAGTGAAAATATTTGAATAGTGCAAACTTTTTTTTTTAATTATTTTAAAATAGTCTGTAAGTGTTGATATTGCTACACTTAAAATTGTATTTTTTTTTGTTATTTACTTGACATTAGAGAAAATTTTAAATTTTCAACCCTATATTGAAAAACCAAAAATTCAACCTAATTTTAGAATTTTAAACCCAAAAAAGACCACACCCCTATGTGCGAAAAAAAGAAACACACAAACTAGGGCAATTTTTTGGTATGGGTCTGGGTATTTAGAACGGTTTTTGAAATTTTGGGTAGGATTTGTTGATATAGTAGGATTCGACGACTAGAAAAATTTTGGGAAAAAATTTTGCGTAGGGACCCTCTCTAGAACACCGAGTATTATTAGGAAATAGATTTAATATTCTAAGTCATTTACGAACACCGAACATTAAGTCTTTTTTTTCGTCCTTCGGACTGTTAAAGATACTGTGTTTTACTTATTGCTGTCAAGTATTATTTTATTTTTTTTTATTTGTATACTTGTTTAGAGCATTAGAATCTAGAACATTGGGACGTCGTGCGATTTTTTTACGTTTTTTTACTATTTTATTTGACTTGTGTAGGAATATTTAGCTAATTTGCATACACAATTAAATTATGGGAGTAAAAATGAGCAATAAAAAGGCTATGGAATTAAATATTGGTGGACATTTGTACAAGATTGTAGAATTACCATTAGAACATGAAGATAATGACAAAGAATTGTATGGTAGACACCTAGTAAAAGATAATATTATCTTAATTAATAAAGATATTGAAAAAACACGTAAACTAGAAACATTAATTCATGAAATATTACATGCTATTTGTTACAATACTGGATTAGAACACGATGAAAGACAAATAGAAGCGTTAAGTAATGGATTATTTCAATTAGGAATAGGAGAATATCTGTGGAAAAAATCACAAAAAAAATAATTGAAGCTAAAAAAGAAGGTAATCACGAATTAGTACAGAAACTACAGCAAGAAATGGATAGATTACAAAATATTGCGTGGGGAAAACTAATAAGAGAGCTAGAAGATGTAGCTGATAGAGAGGATTTTCCTAAGAATGACAAATAATCAAAGAATTTTAGAGCTCATATCTAAAAGATTAGAAATAGGAGCTAAAAAATACGGCAATCAAGTGCCAGTAGATGGTAGTAGAGACAATCTAAAAGAAAGTATAGAAGAATTATTAGACCTATGCGTATATTTATCTGCGGTAGCATTAGAATTGCACGAACAGTATATTAATAATAAAAGAGGCGAATAATGGCTACAAGATGGACAGAGAATGAAATCATGATATTACAACAGTATGAACGTACTGCTAAGTCTGCTTTTACTCTCTATCAAGAAATACGTATTGCTGGGTATAATAGAACATATAAAGCAGTAACACGTAAATTAGAATCACTAGGTTTGAGAAAACCTTATAGATATACAACAGGTCACGAAAAAACAATTGGATATTTAGATATTGAATCAACTGGGTTTAGTGCTAATATTGATGTTATGTTGTCCTGGTGTATAAAAGGAAGAGGTGTCAAAGAAGTTGCTGGTGCTAAAATAACGAGAGAAGAGCTAATGTCAGAAAAGCAAGATGCTAGGATTACAGAGCTATTAGTAGAAGAAATGAATAAGTATGATGTAATATTTACATATTATGGTACTAGATTCGATATTCCTTTTATTAGAACTCGTGCACTATATCATGGAACATACTTTCCTCTTTATAGACAAAAATCACACAAAGATTTATATTATGTAGTAAGAAGCAAATTAAAGCTTCATCGCTCATCACTTCAAGCTGCCACAGAGTTTTTTGGTATTGCTGGTAAAACACGAGTAAAACCAGATATGTGGAGAAAAGCTAGATATGGAGATGAAAAAGCAATGAAGTATGTTTACGACCATAATGTAGCTGATGTAGTAATATTAGAAAAACTACACAGAAAGTTAGAAGAACACGCACCACCTATGGTGAGACCATTATAAGGAGTATTAAATGGCTAAGAAAAAAGAAGATACGTTTAAGTTAGTTCATGAAGATAAGGAAATGGAATTCAACCTATCTGACTTATCTGAGGAAGCTAGATTAAACTATACTAGAGCAAACGAGATTGCAACTCAAACAGTTCGTCTTGAACAACAACTGGTTGAGATGAGATTCTTAATTAATAACTATGTTAAGTTTGTTGCTAATGAGCTTGACGACAATAAAAAGAAATAGTTATATTTATGAAAGAACGTGTTGTTAAAGGTGTGACTCACTTTCTCTTTGATGATTTAGATGAATTTAGAAGTAAAATTAGTCTAACTCATCCGATTGTAAAAGAATGGAGACATTCTAACAAAGGAGACTGGATACTGACTGATGATGGTCAAGTATGTCAAGTGTTACACCTTGGCGTTCTTAAGAAAAG